TCGTATTGCATTTGTTTGTTTGTTGTTTATTTCTCCGTAAAGCACATATGGCTCTCTCGGAAATCCAGAGGAATACTAGCCCGTCCACAGGAACGAGCAAGCCTTATATTCAAATAATATTGTCCTGCATCGTCCCTTTCAATAACTAGGAACAGATCGGAGTCGTGTTCGATTGCTCTTGACTCTCGTGATGCACCATCAGAATTAAGCTGTGTGAGGGCAATGATTGTTATTGACAACTCTTTGGCAAGTTGCTTGAGAGTACGAGATGCCTCTGCAACCTGTCTCTCTCGGCTGTCCTTGCGATCAGTTGGAGATAGAAGCTGGATGTAGTCAACAACCACAACTCGGCAATGATGTACGGCGCACATCCTACGAAGAGCGGCACGAAGCTGGAGAGGATTCACATCCCCTTCGTCTCGGATATACACAGGAAGCAAGGACGCTTGATTTGCGGCTCTAGCTATTGCGTCAATATCTCGCTTGGTTGGCTCCTTGGACAATACGCTGATGTCAACGCCTCCGTAGGAAGAAGCAAAACGATCAAACAACTCGCCAGCACTCATCTCAAGGCTTATGAATCCCACGGGATGACTGGCGTTTGCAATGCGTGTTGCCATGTTCACTGCCATGCTCGTCTTGCCTCCTTTAGTGGCGGCTCCGATCACGATTAGCTGGCCCTTGCGGAATCCTCCCGTGATGTCGTCCAGAGGCTTGAATCCAGTTGTTACGCCGATCAGCTTTCCTCGGTTTGCAAAGATTTCCTCGTAGGCACTAACACGATTGAATCCCACCTCCTTCAGAGATTCGATGCGCCCCCTGCTCTCGGCATCGGCGGCTACCGATACGAGAGCCTTCTGCACAACTTCCGATAGCTCTCCAGCCTCGGATGGATTTTGTGCTGATTGAATGATCTTCTCAGCGGCAGAGATGGCTAGACGAGCGGTGTGCTTATGACGAAGGATGTCCAGATACTCACGCCAGTTGGATGTCATGGCAGGAGCAATAAAGCACTCAGTTATGAATGCTGGCCCTCCAGCGGCATCCAGAGTTCCAGCTGTGTTCATGTAGTCGGTGACTGTGATTAGATCAGAGTCCTTGCCTTCCTTCCAAAGCTCCAACACAGCCTCAAAGATCTTCCTGTGAGTCGGATGAAAGAACAGCTTGGGAGAAGCATAGTCAGCAGCCTCGTTGAGAATGCTAGATTGTTGCAGGACGCAGGAAAGGAAAGCCTTCTCTGCTTGTTCAGAGAATGGAGTTGTCATGCTTTTTTCTTCCTCTTTGGCTCTGGCTTGGCGGCTTGCATGGCCCAGTAAAGGTCAACTTGCTTCTGGAACACGAACCATTCCTTGGAAAGATCGTCCTTCCAAACCACTTCAAAGTCCCCTTCGTCTTGCTTTCCGATGCGAACAATGGCATGAGAGGTAATTTGGTTTATGGCATTAAATCCATTGACCTCTTGATTCTCATTCCACAACGCCGCATACCCTGCACATTGCCTCCAATATGAAGGGCTAATAGCCTTGCTGGTTTTGAAATCTATCAGCACATGATCTCCATTCTTCTTCTTGGCGATTAGGTCAATAGTTCCTCCATAGCGATATGACTCATTAACCAACTGGATCTCCGTTGAAACTTTCTCCAAGTTCTGCTCCTCCCACCAATCAACAAACTTATTGTAGCAACCCAACGCCTTGTCAATGTCTGCTTGATCGTAGTCTTCAAGATCAGCCACAAATCCATTCAAGAAGGCTTCTATGAGGAAATGTGCTATCGTTCCTATGTCAGCGGCCTTGTCTCGCTCCTTGCGATAGTCCTTGCCTTCCTTGCCTAGATTCCAAGCCCAGTGGATCAACGCACCAGCGTCATCACCGATCTTGCAGATAGTGCTACCACCCGGCACTTGGGTTCCATCAGATAGATGGTATTTTTGATGAGGCGCATTACGCACCAGTTTTGTTTTTTCCATGAATCACCGATAGTCAGACTCTTGCGTGTTCGCAAGAACATATTCATCCCAATCTTCAGAATTTTGTGATTGACTTGCAGTAGCGTCCCCCAATCCGTTTTGCGTGATGAACAACTCAACGAGCAATGAGAGCGCATCTGCCCTATCTGGAGAGTTCCCCTTCGTGCGTTTCTTGAGTTCCTTTTTGCTCTCCAAAAGCGTCTTCTCGTTCTTCAAAGAATAGATGCGAGCGCATAGTTCACGAGCCGTCTGATCGTCTAGTCCCCTCATTCTTCCAGCCATAACAATCACCTTTATCTGGCTCCAGAGTTGCGTGACTCGGTTGGCGTAGACTTGTTTTGCAGGGCGAGGATCTTCCACGCTAATCGCCGTATCGGTGGCAGAGCCTCCAAAGCTCACTCGCACAAATCCTGTCTGCCATCTCTGGCTGATAATGTCAGCAATGCCAGCACCAGCACCAGTAGCGTCCAGAGCAAAATCTTCTGGCCTTACTCCCCTAGCTTGAAGCTCTTTAATCGTTAGGTCTGCAACTTGGTAGAAAAGAGGATAGTTTGGATCGTCCATTAGGTTGAGCCTCACCACTTCCGTTAGCTCCAGCATCACCTCGCCATCATCAGCCTTACCCACTTTGGCAAAGCGCAAGATACAATCATCTCCCTCAGTAGTGAATGCAGGGTCAAGGCCAGCGATAGTCTTAATGCCACCTCCAGCCCAGATAACTTTCTCACGGGCCTTGCCATCTGAAATCATAGCGGAGTCTAGGATCGTGTTTCTCGCTCCGCTACGACTCCACATCCCTCGGCAATAGGAGTTCCATTCAAGGCTCCCCTCCCCAAAGTTCTTGCGGATGATCTCCACATTGTCTTGGGAGAAAAGGTAGGGATAGATGACCCTGCCAGCTTTCACATTCGGTGACTTTAATCCATCAAACCTCACGCATACACCACTCTTGGTTTCCCAATGCTCGTCATCATCGTGAAGGCTCCCCCATCCCATTTTAGGTTCGCAGAATAGCCCATGAGGATCGAACATGGATGAGGCATTAGCGATAGCAATGAAATGGTAGAAGTCCGTTCCCACCTCCAAGTTGGCTCGTGCAGAGAACACCGCAGGATTCGTCTGAGCCGCCTCGTCAACCATGATCACCATACGAGGCAAGTGAACGCCCTGTAGCTTACCTACAGCCTGTTCTACGGCCCCTGAGTCCACTGCTAGGGCTATGATAGAGCTTCTATCGTCTCCCTTCTGGAATTGGATTTTTGTCTGGGAGTCCACCACATTAAGCCCGAATAGCGGAACACATGGACGCACGAACTTCATCATCTCCGACCAGATACGACCACGCAGGGATGGCACAGTTGTACTCGTTAATGCAACACGAGTCATCATTGGCTTTGCCAGATACTCAACCAGAGATAGCAGAGTGAATGTGAATGTCTTTCCAGCGGCGGCGCAACCAGTAACCCCAATCTCCCTGTAATTTGTCCATGCCCAAAGAGCTAGTTCATTCCAATCATTCCAGCTTCTAATGACATCGGGCCAGAGCATCGCTATACAATGCTTGATATGCTGTCCCCTACTTATACCAGAGTAACGCTCTGGGTTAGCATCTCCCACCATCAGCAACTCTATTTCAAGTTGCGTGATGGCTGGATGCTTACTGAAATCTAATCCGTAAGTTTGGAGCTTCAACGAAGCTGGCTACGGATTGCCTCAAGTGCAGACTTAGGCTTGCCACGAGATCCTGTATCCTCGTCAGATGTAGATCCCTTGGTGATGCGAGGCTGGACTTTTGAATCCTCTGCCGCCCTGCTCTTGTACTTGGCAAGTTCTGCTTTTAACTTTGCATTCTCAGCGGCGAACTCACTAGCAACAACTGCAAGGTGGGGGACGGCGGCAAGCTCATTCTGGGAGGCATTCCCGTGAATGATATTTTTAGCCTTCTCAATCCTGCTCTTAACTAGCTTGTCATGCTCCTCGTCTCCCGTGAGTCGGAAGAACTCGCTCTTGGATGCAAGATGCTCCGTAACCCTTTCAAAGTTACGATTGATAGTCTCTACTGTCTTTGTCTGCTCCTGTTGTTCCGCTTGTTGTAGCTGGTTCGCAGTATTTCGATAATCTCCCAAAGCTCCTTCCAGAGCGTTCCGTTTAGAATCGGCCTCGTTAATAAGTGAAAGGAATTGAGCCGAAGCCGCACCCCCACCGAAGGATTCGTCAATGAAGCTAATCCGTTCACGCCCCTTAAGCGAAAGAGCTTTCTCTGCGATTGTCTCATCTTCGCCAATCTCCCTTGCGAACTCGGTAGCCGCATCAACAGCAGTTTTGTAGGGTTGTTCATATTTCTCCTTGAATTTAGGGGAACGCTCAAATGCTGTGCGCTCCAGTTCTCCTTCTAGTTTCTCTAGCTTTTCCTTGTAGGAAAGAACCTCTGTGTCTTTCGCCTTAAGGGATTCCTCATAAGCCTCCGCTTTCTTACGAAGCTCGGCAATGTTATCCTCCTTGGATTTCTTTTTAGGCTCCTCCTTGGTAGGCTCTGGGTCTTTGGAAAGATCCAAATCAGAAAGATCAAACTCGGATTCAACTGCCT